CTCATGGTGATTCTCACACCACACACAAAAAGAGCCTCACTGTGACAGCAGAGGCTCTTTTTGAATTGAAGGCGGATCAGAAATTCCAATCCACTATATGAGTTGTAGTTGTTAGTATTTATAGCGTTCCAGTCGTAAATAAAGGTTTCATGCAATAAATAATACATATATGCCAACTCACCAACACAACACCATCTCCACTGGCTATGGCTGGATCGCCATGGATGGCAGCTGCTTGCCTGTGGATCGACCAGATCTTGCCATGTGCACGCTGCAGCAACATGCCACGTGGATGCGCCAATTGTACAACTCGGTGATCACACGTGATTCACACACATACTACCGATTCATACATCACGCGTATGATCGTGGTTACATTCTGGTGGGTCGTCATGATCGAGTGCTGGCTGTGGAGAGCAGCAGTGCCACCACTCTGGACATGCATCATGATCTGATCCTGCAGATATGCCGAGACAGCGCCACCACACAAGTGCTCAGACCTGTGAGACGATTGTTCAGCATTGTGGATCCTGTGACCGATTCCGCGACCAGGCGATTGTACATGTCTGCAAACTTGGAGCCGCCGCAGAAAAAATTTGCAGCCGGCCAGTAGGGTTGGAAAGTGACGGGGCAGAGCTTAAATAATAGTATATGGTAAAAAGAGCGTGTACTGTTGAACCGGAGAAACTAGTGAAGAAAATGAACCGGACCACCATCGACCTCAACTTCAAAGTGGTCAATCAATTTGAGCTCAAGGACACTCACAAGAGTTTCGAGGCTCTGAGCTACGGCAAGGACAGCAAGATGGTGTTCGTGGATGGACCAGCGGGCAGCGCCAAGACCTATTGTGCTGCGCGAGTTGGATTGCATCTGCTTCGCAGCCGGGCGGTTGAAGAGATGGTGTACATACGCAGCATCATCGAGAGCGCCAGCAAGAGCATGGGCAGTTTGCCTGGTGAAGTGGAGGACAAGTTCAGTCCATGGGTGACACCTCTCAAAGAGAAACTGGATGAATTGTTGCCAGCTGGTGTGAGTCAGAACCTGTTGGACCATGGCATCGTGAGAGCCATACCAGTCAATTATGTTCGAGGCTTGACATTCAATGACACGGTGGTGATTGTGGATGAAGCTCAAAATTTAACCAGAAGCGAGCTGATCACCATCATGACCAGAATGGGAGAACGTAGCAAAATGCTGATCATAGGTGACACCAAGCAGAGTGACATCAATGGCAAGAGTGGTTTCAAAGGTATATACGACTTGTTCAACGATCCAGGAAGTGAAGAACACGGGTTGTATTGCTTCAAGTTCGAGCACTGTGACATCGTGCGTAGTGCTATTGTCAGTTACATTGTGTCCAGGTTGGACTCAGTTGACGCATAGTTTGTCAGATCGACAAGACAACTTGACTTGAGTCAATTCTGGATGCTGCAATATATGATCAGCTAGCAAAGTCTCAATCTCTCTTTGAATGACCCTGTTGATTGATCTGGCTCCATATTTGATATCTTCATTGTGAGACACCACCCATTTGGCTACAGATGCAGTGTATCTCATGGCGATGTCTCGATCAGACAATCGTGTGACGACATCATCTAGACCCAGCTTTGCAATCTGATGCAATTGTTCTTCTTGAAGAGCTTTGAACACCACCACATCGTCTAGACGATTGATGAACTCTGGTTTGAGTGTGTGTCTGACTTCTTTGCTCACACTGTCATCCACATCAATCTCTTTGTTCATGAAGCCTACATTTGCTGCTTTGGCTAGTTTTTCTGCTCCTATGTTTGATGTGAGCACTATGATGGTGTTCTTGAAATTGATCACACGGCCATGTGCATCTGTTATGGAACCTTCATCCAGTATCTGTAACATGATGTTCAACACATCTGGATGAGCTTTCTCCACCTCATCAAACAGCACTACACTGTAAGGATTTCTCCGCACTCGCTCTGTCAAATCCCCACCAGTCTCGTAACCCACATAACCTGGAGGTGATCCTATCAGCTTGCTCACGCTGTGTTGCTCCATCAACTCAGACATGTCCACACGAATGATCTTGTCAGGATCATCAAACAGCACAGATGATATGCACTTGGTTATATAAGTCTTACCCACTCCTGTTGGACCTACAAACAAGAAGCTACCAATTGGTCTGTTTGGATTGTTCAATCCGGTCTTGCTTCTCTTGATTGTTGTTGTTATGGCATCAATAGCTTGTTGCTGTCCAATGACATGACTCTCTAAAAAACTTCGAAGCTTGCGGATCCGGAGATGATCACCACCTTGTATGTTGGTGACTGGTATGTGAGTGATGGTTGATATCACGGTATTGATATGTTCCTCTGTCATCTCGCGTGTTATCTTGTGTTGTTTCATGTATTGACTGTGTCTTCTATCTATTTTAGATAACCACATTGTCTCTTCATCTCGAAAATCGTTAGCAGTTTCGTAATCCTTGATCTCTACATGTTGTTTCATTTTCTTGTTGGCTGCTTCTGCATTCTGAATATACACTGGATTTGTTTTGTATTTTCTATACACATGAAGTTTGCAGGTGCTGCATGCCTCATCCAGCACATCTATCGCCTTGTCTGGAAAGTTTCTGTTGGTGATATATCTGTCACAAAGTTTGACTATAGTATCCACACATTGATCTGATATAGATATGTTGTGGAACGATTCATAACTACTCTTGACACCTTTGAGTATGCTAGCTGTCTGACAAGTGGTAGGTTCCTCCACTCTTATAGGCTGAAATCGTCTCTCAAGAGCTCCATCACTCTCGATATGCTTTCTGTATTCATCCAGAGTTGTTGCTCCTATCATGTTGATCTCACCACGAGCCAGACTGGGCTTGAGTATGTTGCTAGCATCCATAGCTCCATCTGCATTACCAGCTCCAACCATCATGTGAAGTTCATCTAAGAACAATATGATGTTGTCCGCACTTGTCACATGCTCTACCACCTCAGTTAATCGTTCTTCAAACTGTCCACGGTATTTAGTACCTGCTAACATCAAGGGTAAGTCTAGTGACAATATGATCTTGTTTTGCAGCTCATATGGAACATCAGTTGATATTATCATGTTAGCTAACCCTTCAACTATAGCAGTCTTTCCTATGCCAGGTTCACCAATGATCACTGGATTGTTTTTAGTCTTTCTCAAGAGTGTCTGTATCACTTGCTCTATATCACCATCTCGGCCAATCACAGTGGTTAACTTTCCGGATCGCGCCATGTCAGTGAGATTCTTGGTGTATTTAGCAATTGCAGTTTCTGCCTGAGCGTTGGGTTGTTTGATCTTGCTGGGGTTTGGCTTGTCATATCTAGATGATGGTTCTGTGCTTTCTATATACTGTCTCAATGTGGTTATGTTGAATGAGTATCTCTTGTTGATCAAGGATGCTATACCGGAGTCTTTTTTGAATATTCCTATCAGAAGATGTATCAATTCGACCACAACAGTGTCGTGGCTCATGGCTTCTGCAGCTGCTGCGGTTATTATCTCCTTTATCTTTGGAGAGAACAGAGGAGCTCCGTCTCCAGTCTCGTCATTCACATCCAGCTGCTCACGTATGAGAGTGGATAGCTCTGTTATGCTCAGACCACCAGTCTTGAACACTTCGTTGATATCTTTACACTTTTTATACTTCAATAGACTGTACATCACATGATGTGATGTGATGAAGTTGTGCTTGAATTTTTTTGCATGCCTCTCTGCGCGCTCTATTACATATCTACAATCCGGAGATAAACTATATTGATATCCTGCCATATAACATTATTTATAATGACACTGTTGGATAACCAATGCTACTCTTCAGAGTCTTGTTGATTTATGATATCCAATATGATATCGAGAACCTGACGTACGTCTTCTTCTTCATTTAAATCATACTGATCTAGCTTTATCACGTCTATAATGTAATCTCCGTCTGTTTCATCCACAATTTGTAATCTCATATTTATAGTATTTATTAAGTTGCAATTGTATTTTATTTATATATAATTAAGTGTATGGTAATTGAAGTATCTCATGAGAGTCCAGTATCGATGTTAGAATGTTCATTAACGTATAATGATTATGCATACGCATTGGTTCATCTGTTCGAAACACACCCGGATTATTTTAAATTCTACAAGAAATTAACTGATGAAGGTAACGTGGCAGTGCTGCTGGACAACAGCATATTCGAACTGGGTAAGAGTTTTGACCCGAAAAAATATGTTAAATGGATAGACAAGCTGAAACCCAATTGGTATATTGTACCTGACGTACTAGAGAGTGCTTCAGACACCATTCAGAAATGGAAGGACTGGGACATGGGTGTTAGAGACAGTACAGATGCGTTGCGCATAGGTGTGGTGCAGGGCAAGACTTGGGATGAGCTTGTGAATTGTTATCAATTCATGGTGGATCATGCTGATATTATTGCTATAAGCTTCGATTATAGCTACTACAATACAACAGGTAGAATCGATCAAGGATGTGCAGAGGATAAACTACAATTGTGGAGTTCTGGTAGACAACGTTTCATCAATCAATTGATTGATGAGGGATATTGGAACTGGCGCAAGAGTCATCATTTGTTAGGATGTAGTCTGGCTACAGAATTCAGATATTATGTCGACAATGACATCAGCAACATAAGGAGTGTTGACACAAGCAACCCGATTGTTTCTGCTATCAAAGGTTACAGATACAATGATGATCAAGGATTGATATGCAAACCCACCACCAAGCTGGCTGACTTGATAGATGCTGAACTGGATGCAGATCAAATTGAAGATGTGATGTACAACACATCGATGTTCAAAAAGATATTGAGGAGATAACATGATAGACGGTGATAAGTGGTTTGCTTTCTTCAGTCATTCTGGATCTGAAATATTCAATATAATCGATCGAACTGGTGTATATCCACGTAAAGTTATAACTGATCAACAACCTGGTAGTGCTGAGATTGACTCAAGATTGACAGACTTACCGATTGAGATCGTATATGTGAGATCCAAGACTCAATCAGATACATATGATAGAGTGTTGAATGTGTGTGATGATTGTGTTGTCACATTGCATGGGTGGATGAATATAGTACCTGCAAGCGTGTGTGAAGAGTATTTTATGCTCAATCTACATCCAGGTTTGATCACAGACTACCCCGAGCTCAAAGGCAAAGATCCACAACTCAGAGTAGATCTAGACAAACACGAGAGAATAGGTCTGGTGATACATGAAGTAGAAGCTGGTATTGACGAAGGACCAATTGTGTATGTGTCGTCAACACCCAACAATTTTAACAGTATAGATGAAGTGACCAAACAACTAAGAACAATGGCTGTCGAGGCATGGTTGAAATTCTTGAACAGCCTTACCGATTGAGATCGTACAATATGAATAAGAAAGCATACAAAAATACATCATTCTTGAGCAGCAGATCTGCTAGAGAGATCAGAGTGTTGTGTGAGATGACAGAACCGAGCTTGAGATTGAAAAGCTGCAATGTGGAGCACTTGATATCATTCTTCGGTTCAGCTCGAACCAAACCAGAAGAACCAGCATACAAAGATGCGTATGCGATGTCATACAGACTATCCAAGTGGTGTCAATCAGAAGCACCAACATGCGCGATAAGCACCGGGGGAGGACCTGGAGTGATGGAAGCAGCCAACAAGGGTGCATTTGATGCTGGTGGTCTCAGTGTGGGTATGGGTATAAGTCTCCCATCTGAGCAGTGCACCAATGATTATATATCTGAAGATCTGGATTTTGTGTTTCAATATTTCTTCACCAGGAAGTACTGGTGCGTGTATCTAGCAAAAGCTTTTGTCGTGATGCCTGGAGGCGTGGGTACCATGGATGAGTTGTTTGAAATACTCACTCTGAGACAGACCGGTAAGATCAAGCTGAACACACCTATAGTTTTGTTTGATACCAACTTCTGGGTGAACACTATTAAATTTCCCAAGATGATAGAACAAGGCACAATATCAGAAGCTGATACAAAATTGTTCAAGATCACATCAAGCATCGATGTAGCGATTGATCATATCACCAGCAACATGCCTCCATTGTTCGAACTGGTGTGATGAGACCATGGAGAGACACCAACAACACTGGAAGAGTTTTGATAGTGATGAGCATGGTCAATGTGATTTGTGCGATGGTATTAGCAAGTGATAATCTATTGATTGAATCCATGTTGTCATTTGGAGTCGCAATGTATTGCGGTGTATCTACTTTTAATGAAAAATATGACAGACTCGAATAACAGACAGTTTAGTACAGGTGCTCAGAGAGACACCGGCGTTGGAAAGTTGAAAATGAGCCTAGTGCCTCAATTGGAACTCAAGCGTGTGATGAAACGATATCTTGATGGTGCTGAAAAGTACGGAGAGAACAACTGGATGAGAGGCATGCCACTGAGTGTGTATTATGATTGTGCACATCGACATCTAGAAGCCTGGTGGGCTGAACGAGATGATGGTGAAGATCATGCTGCTGCAGTGGTGTGGAACATGTTGTGTGCCATGTGGACTGAGAGCAACAACAATCCGGATCAACATCTAGATGATTTGAACGACAAATGGAAGTACCCATCTGGTCAGGACGTGAGTGACGCGTTTGGTGATCAGTTGTTGCTTGATCTGTAAACATGAATGGCAAAGGTAGCAAGCGACGACCAACCAATCAGTTGCAGTTCAATCAGAACTACTCTAAAATCAATTGGAACAGCAAACAGAATGACACAACAAAACGTAAGGACATGAGCAAATCTCAATTGATCAAATCAACCAATCGCGAGAAACCTGTTGATGAAAAAACTAGCTAGCTTCACAGGAGCACAAAGCACTGGCAAGAGCACACTGCTTGTGGCTTTCAAACAGCAAATGCTGCCAACGACAGATCCAACGGAATATATATCCAAACGATCTGGACATCGATGGAGTTTTGTCGATGAAGTGACCAGACTGATCAAACGCACTCATGGAGTGAACATCAACGAGCAAGGAGATGATGACACTCAATTGTTGATCATGAATCAACATCACGTGAACACATTGAATCACAAGAAATCAAACAACAGCACCATGTGTTTGATGGATCGATGTGCCATGGATGGCTATGTGTATAGTTATTACTTGCATAGCCACGGGAGAATCACTGACAACACCATGAACATAGTCAGATACATGTACCAGTACTTGCTCAAGGATTTGAGTGTTGTTTTTTACACTGATCCAGCAGACGTGAGTCTTCATGATGATGGTGAACGAAGTGTTGATGTTGAGTTCAGAAACGAGATCATCAACATATACGATGAGGTGTTGTATTCATTGATTGACGGTCCTCAGATTGTGGTGCTGAGTGGTGATGTGGAGTCTCGGATGGCTCTCATGATGGAACACTTGGGTGAGATTGTTCCAGTCACGTGAACACAAAAAGAGGGCGCCTATCATTTCAGCGCCCTCAAACTGTGTTAAGTTGTGAACTTTAGATCTACAGGTAATTTACGCTAGCTGAAGTTCGCGCGAACTTACCGTCTTCTTTGAAATCAAGATCTTTGCAGATGATGATATGATAGTAGAGATGAGCTCCGAATATGTTGTCAACAACACCGTAGCGTGTTAACAATCCTACTCGAGGTGCGAAATCATTAGGTCCTATTGTACGCTGTACCATCACTGGTATGTACGGGCAATAGACAATTCCTGTGTCGTAGAATTCAGGTCCTTTATAGCCTAGAAGAACGTAGTTGAGCTCTGTGTCACGTTTCGTTGGGTTTCCGAGAGTATCTGAACTCTTGGAGACGTCTTGGAATTGTGATTCAGTTCTGGTGTCCCGGTAGATGTTAAAACGTCCACCTAGGTTACCAACGCGGGCGATACCAACAGGTTGTGTGTTAACACTACCATTGACAGACATCCACTGGAACTCAGGAAGCATCTCCATTATTGCACATACTTTGGG